GAACATCCAGATCTTAAAGATTCTAAATCTTTAGATAATGTTATCCAAATTATGAATAATCAAGCATTTTGTCCTGACCAAGCTTCACTTGAGGCGAAAGGAACAACTCCTTTCAGAGGGAAATTGGTTATAGCAACTACAAATGTTAAAACATTAAACGCTTATGCTTATTTTTCATGTCCGTCTGCAGCTCAAAGACGTTTTCCATATATCATTACTCCTAAACCCAGAGCAGAATTTAAGGATGAGCGAGATATGCTTTGTACAAAAAATGTACCTGACAATGTAACTTATCCAGATTTATGGGATTTTGATATTGATATGGTCGTACCTGTACCAGCTTCGAAAGGAAGACAATATGCTAAATTCGAACAATTGCACAAGAATTTGAATACCCAACAATTATTGGAATGGTTCGACAATGCTATAAACGTTTTTAATAAAGACCAAGAAAAAGTTTCAACTTGTATTGAACGCATGGAAAAAGAAGATTTATGCAAGTGTTGTGTTTTACCTGAATCTTTGTGCAAACTTAGACCGCAAGGTTTGATAACCAATTTATTAACTGCTACAGTAGCTGGTTTAGTCGTCTATCATTCAAATTTCATGTTTATGAAGAGTGCTTACGAAACATATAGTGATGCTTTGAAATGCAAACAAACTTTCCTAGAATATAAGAATAAAACTATTGACAAGGTTTGTAGATTAGGTACTAAGGAATTTTGGATATCTATGGGTGAAAAAATTCAAGAATCTTTGGGTCATAAAAATATGTTGATTGGTTTAGCAGCAGGTACTTTACTAATAATGGGAATGTACAGTGTGACTAAACAAACTTTGATACCCCAGGGTGATATTTCTGCCAAGATAGGAGTTTCTCCAGAACCCGAAGAAAATGGTAGAGAAAATGTATGGTATAATAATGCCATGGAATTATCTAGTGCACACTTCTCTAGAGAGAGTGCGTCTTCGAAAAGTACATCTTTTGAAGATTTTTGTAAGAAAATATCCAATAATGTTGTCACTATTAGTACAGTCTTGAAGGGCACAACCAATGCAAGAGTTGGAAAATTGTTATGTTTAGGTGGTCATATATATATTACGAATAATCATAATATTCCAGATTGTGCAGGAGGTGTATCATGTAAATTGTATGAAACGGCAAAATTGGGTATTAATTCAAATATTCAGATAATTTTATCTGAGAGTGACATTCATAGAATTCCTGAAAAAGATATTGCTTTCGTAATCATCAGAGAGATGCCCCCAAAAAAGAAAATTACACAATATTTTCTAAAAGAAACAGAGAAAGGTGTATTTAATGGGGCTTATGTATCAAAAACATCTAAAGGTGAGCGAGTTGATTACAATTTGAAGAATATTCAACTCATGAAAGAGACATTATATAAATTTAATAATCCGTATATTAATGCTAAAATTACGTGTTGGAAAGGCATTAGTTCCACGGAGACTCAATATGGGGATTGTGGAGCACCTATGATAGTTGAGAGCGATTTTGGATACTCTATCCTCGGAATACATTTCTTGATAGACACTAGGGAGAAAAGCGAAATTTATGCTAATAGTATAGATGGGAAATTTATTGAGCAGGTCTATGAGAAATTGACACCATTCAACATACAATCAGGATGTTTTGATTTGATAAGTTCAGAGTCTGTTAAGAGACCAGTTCTCGATTTACATAAGAAATCAGTTTTTCGATACATTAATGATGGTAGTTCTGAGATATTTGGTTCATTTGCAGATTTTCGTGGTAAATCTAAATCTAGAGTAACAGATACGCCAATGAGTAAGAAATTACCAGTAGAGTATAAGAAAAAATTTACAACACCCGAAATGACTTCTTATGAACCATGGAGAATAGCAGCTTTGGATATTTTACAACCAGTTCAAATGAATACAGAAATTATGAATGAGTGTGTGAACAGTTATATACAAAATGTTAATAAGAGAATCAATCCTGAAAATATCAAGAATATGTTGATGGTTTTAGATGATTTTACGGCATTAAATGGTGCACGAGTTGCTTATATTGATAAGATCAATAGATCAACGAGTGCAGGTAATCCTTGGAAGAAATCAAAAAAATATTTTTTAAAATCCATACCACCTGCTCATGGTATGCAGGATCCTGTTGAGATAAGTGATGTAGAAATGAATGCACGTATAGATCTTATTATCGAAACTTATCTTTCAGGATCTCGATGCAATCCGAATTTTTGTGCTCATCTTAAAGATGAACCAGTTACATTTAGTAAAGCCAAAGCGAAGAAAACAAGAGTATTTACAGGAGCACCTTTTGATTGGTGTGTCGTAGTTAGAAAGTATCTTTTATCTTTTTGTAGAGTATTACAGAATGAAAGATTTGCTTTTGAAGCTGCTCCTGGAACGGTTGCACAATCATCGAATGGCAAGAAATTTACGATTATATCATCCAACATGGTGTGGATAGAATAGTAGCTGGAGATTATAAAGCTTACGATAAGAAGATGAGTCCCAAAGAAATATTAGCAGCTTTTGATGTTATAATATATTTTTGTAAATTATCAGGTAATTACACAGAAGATGATATTAAAGTGATACAAGGGATAGCCGAAGATACAGCTTTTGCTGTAGTTGATTTCAATGGGGACTTGATTCAGTTATTTGGTTCGAATCCATCAGGAAACCCGTTAACAGTTATATTGAATAGTATTGTTAATTCATTGAGAATGAGATACAATTACTATCTACAGAATCCAGATGGTGAAGTTTTATCTTTTGGAGATAAAGTGGCTTTAATGACATATGGTGATGATAATATTATGTCAGTACACGAAGAGTGCAATTGGTTCAACCATACGTCTATTGCTAAAACATTTGCAGATATAGGTATTGTATATACTATGGCAGATAAAGAAGCAGAGAGTGTACCTTTCATACATATTGATGATGCATCGTTTTTGAAGCGCACGTGGAGATATGATAAAGATATGAAATGTAAATTAGGTCCTTTAGATCATGATTCTATAGAGAAGATGTTGATGGTTTGGGTTAAGTCCAAATCAGTTACTGAAGAATATCAAGGCGTGTCAGTTATATGTACTGCCTTACAAGAATATTTTTTCTATGGTAAACAAGTTTTTGAGGAAAAGAGACCTATGTTATTAGGTTTAATTGAAAAACTTGGTTGGGAAGATTATGTTAATCATGATACTTTTCCCACATATGATGATCTAGTAATGCGATATATGAAAAGTTCGAGTAAGTGTTTTTCTTATGAAGAATGTTTCGCTCCCCAAAGTGGATTGTGTTTATTTAATGAAGTGCCAGAATATGAAAATATTATGATGGTAGCTAAAAAACACAATAACGGTACACCGCCGGGGGATCCGTTCTTGAATGTACGTATTATGTGGATAATGTTATGTTGGTTTACCTTATTTTTGAGATTGATTTACCTTGTCCTTTCGCGAGGCATAGTAATAACTATTGATCTTATGAGATCAAGATATATAGGTAACAAACTATTAGAAGCGACAAAGGAAGTGATCCTAC